TTGTTATTAACAAGACCCGTGAACGACATACCAACTTCTTTTAAATAATAAGCATATTTTTTATGTTCGGGTCTAAGTTCTAAAGCCTCGCTGTTAAGACCAGATTTTAGTATTTCTTCTGCGTGTTTATTTTCAAACGGAACAATTATTGGATTAGACATTTTCTGTCTCCAATCTAGGATATATACCCAGGATAGTCATTGGTAGAGCTTGCGGTTGTTTTACATAAATTAATCCCTCGGTTCCGTGTCCAGCATCAAATTCAATAGCTTTATCTCCAGTAAATAATGGCACGGGTAAATCCATACTAGCTCCACTATCTCTAAAATCTATTGAAGTTAAATTGTCTGAGCTTGGTCCAACACTAGCTCCAACTGTATCCATAAACCTAACAGATAAATCATAAACTCTTTTTGTTTTAGTTTGTGTTGTTTCTGTATATCCCTCATCTAATCTCATTGTTTGTAAATCAGAAGAATATAATAATCCTACAGTAGCCTCTTCAATTGCTGTGTCCAGGCTAACACTATTTGATGAAACAGTTTTAGAATTTTGTACGGATCCCTCGCCAATAATATCTACAACTTGTCCCTCTAAATGATTTAAACCAGTTAATGTTGAAGTTTCTCCACCAGTATAAGTAAGACCACTATCTAAATAATGAAATGCTGTTAGATCTTGGTTAAATTCAAAAGGTGTAAAATATTCAACATATCTTTTTGTTGCTCCATTAATATATCTTTCAATAATTACCCAAACTTGATCCTCATCTCCATCGCCATCAATACAAGCAACAGTTTCTACTTTAGCATGAGTTAAAATTTTATCAGTTTGCTCTGAGCTATGAGCCGATGTTAAATTAACAACATTAGCTCTTAATTCATCTGAATATAATTGGATTTGATTATCGTCTATTTTTTCTACAAAATATTTTGTATTAACAGCTAAACCAGATATTGCAGTTCCAGAGTTATCATAAAAAACATGATTTCCAGTTTTAAATCCATGACCAGATATAAATAAAATATTATTATTTATATTTACACCTTGATAAATAAATTGTGCTGTATTTGAGCCTGGAGCTGAGGTTAAAGAAATAGCTGTACCCGCTGAGGCATTGGATGTAGAAGTTGCAAGTTTAATAGTATTAGCATCAACTGAGATAACATAATAAACTTTTGAATTACTTAATCCTCCAATAACATTTGATGCAGCATAATAATAAACTTGATCTCCAGTAGATAAACCATGAGATGTTAAAGTAATTGTATTGTTGGTTGTTGAAACAGTTGTAGCGTTTGCAGTAAAAGAAATTTTTTGTTGTTTAACAGTTTTACCCGTATCAGATTTACCACCGAATATATGTCTGTGCCAGGCTACAACATTTTCTAATCTGTTATAAGTTAATCCAGCCATTTGACCATCGGCTCTTACCGCCCAAACTATTGAGTATGGTTCTTGTTGATATGACATATCAATTAATCCGCTTTCTGATATATGATCTGCAAGAATAGTTAAGTCTGGAGCTGTATAACCATCTGTATCAAAGTTATAAGCTAGCTCTCTAATTTTTCTTTTTGCTCTTTGTAAAAATATTGTGGCGTTTCCAATTGATAAAGCATCAACACCAGCTGATCCATAGTTAGATTGTTTTCTAATATTAATGTTAGTTGGTGTTATAGCATCTTGAGCTGCTCCAGAAGATACAGCATACTCGCCTCCAGTTGTCATAACAATTAAAGTTCTTGTAGCTTTCATCGCCTGGATGGCATTAACTTGATTTGATGCAATTGTATAAACCATAGCATCATCATCATCAGTTCCTCCCTCCATATTTTCATAATCTCCAGATTTAGAAAAAAACATTGTTTGAGGTTGAACAGATGTAGCACTAAAAACTAATCTTTGTTCAAAGAAAGAAACGCAGCTTGGATGTCCAGTAGTTGTAGAGAAAGCTCCTAACTTCCATTCTGTTTTAGCAGAAGTATCAGCAAAATCTTTTTGAGTAGTTGCAGCAACCGATGTGGCAGAATTAAATGCAGTAATTTTAGCATAACCACTATTAAAACTTATTAAACGATTTACATCTGTTGAAACAAATGCAGATGCGCTGGCAGTTATAGTTATGTTTCCAGATGTTCCACTAGGGGTCATAGTAGTTGAGGTAGTGTTGCTGTCTAGGTAGGGACCATCATTAAATTCAACTTCGGTAAGTGTCCAGGAAGTATGACCAGTACGAGATAATTTTCTAACTGAGTGATTTTCATTACAAATATACATAACATCTGCAGATTGTGCGAATTTTAAATTAAATAATTGTGCAGTAGTATATGGTGTAGAAATTTCGTAAGCAGATCCACCAGAAGTTATTTGACCATCATCTTTATAAAATCTTATGTATTGATTGCCAAATTCTAAAATATAAGTTTGAGTTGTGGAAAATGTAAATGGAATTAATCTTGTTTTAGCTGAGCTTGTTTTAACTTCTGATACAAAATAAGTTCCTGGTCGTCTAGTTATTGGTCCATGAGGTAATACAACAAAATTTTCAATACGAGATGCTGCTGAAAAATATTTTGCAAAGTCAGTTCTTCCCTGCATACTATCGCTCATCTCCCCAGCGGTAAAGCTGGGAATACTTAATAACTGTTTTCCCATATTTTAATATCTGCTGTTTATAAAATCTTCTGTTAAGATTTGATCTACTTGTCCGTTGCTTGGATCAACATTATATCCCTCGCTAGCGTCTGTATGTCTAGCCTCAGATAATTTATATTGATACTTTTCTTGCATTAATTTTGAAACTTGTAAGTTAGCTGTAATAGCATAACCAAGATCTGCTGCTATACCCGCTGATATAGTTTCTCTTAATAACACATCCATTTCGTTTGGATCTGTCACTTGAGAAATGTAAGAAATTTTTATTGACTTTTCATTACAAAGAATTTTTCTTCCCTCTACTTTATGATCTGAATTATAAGCATCAATACCTAATAATCTTAAAGCATCACTAGGTAAGCTAAACTGATATGAAAAACCATAAGCTGGAGTTGCTGTATCTTGAGCTAGTTGTTGTCTTTTAATTAAACAGTTCCAAGGATGAGATCTAAATACTGCATCTCTAACTGTCTCATATCTTTCATTGCAAAGTCTAGCATTCTTAGAGTTATCGGTAAGCGCAGTAATACTTGCAGCTCCGAGCTGATTTAATGCTGAATTGCAGATTGATACTACGCTTGCCATAAATTATCCTCGTTTCTTTTTTGGAAACCCAGCTTTCATATTTGCATACGACTTAGCTGTAATTGTGCTTTTAGATTTTGGTCTTGAAGTACCAGCTTTTTTTCTGGCATTTATATTTGCATATAATCCTCTTTTAGCCATTATCTTTTCCTTGGTTTCATTGGTTTTTTATTTTTTGGTGGTCTGCCTTTTTTAGACCCATATGTTCCTTTGCCTTTTGGCATAAGATCCTCCATTTATTGTTAATATAAAAATTTGACAGGCAGCGAATAAACGCTGCCTAGTCGTTTATTCTTCGTCTTCGTCTTCAATGTCATCGCCTTGATCTACTTTTAATAAAATCTCATCGTCTTCTACAACAATTTTGATTTCATCATTTTCAATCATGTCTTTGACAGTTTCTTTTATCGCTTTTGTTAATGACATCTTATTTTTCCTTTTATTGTTTGATTGAAAAAGGGAGGCAAGTCTCCCCGCCTCCCTAAGAATAGATATTAACTATCTATTATTCATCGCAAGGTATTTCGAATACCTTTTCCTCTTCCATTCTTACTGCTCCAAGAGCCATAGAATAGTACACTTGAGTTGCATAAGACTTGTCATCTCTTTCAGAGATTTTAGCCTTAACATCTGAACCGATTGCAAGTTTAACAGCATCCTCTGTGAACGCATAACATAGTCTGTCATCCGTATTCGCTAAAGCTAGTCTGTTAGACATAATAAATTCAAATCCTAAGAATGAATTTACATCGCCTTGAGCTAGAGCCTTAACTGTATTGAAGTCAGCAGATTTTACTTCTGTTGTACTTAATAAGTCTTGGATCTGTTTTGCACCACAAACGATATACCTTTTTATGCTAGGATCTACATCGCCAGCATCAAAGAAATGCTTAGCGGCAAGTAGTTTAGCCAAAGTCATACCATCTGATTGAGCAGATGTTGCAAATTTAGATGAGCTAGGAAGTAATTGGTTATTTCCACCAGATACACCCGTTTGA